TAAGGGTTCCGTGGATAGACACGTCACCAAGGTTGGCAGACAGGGCCTGCAGGCTAGACACACTGATGCGGTCAGCAGTCAGGCCGACGATCAGGGCGTTGTTGATGTAGGTCACACCACCGGCCACGTAGAACGGTGAGGTCAGGTAACCAGCCTGATCGTTGAGCAGGAAGAAGCTGTTGGCCTTGATACCAGCGCGGGTCTGACCGTTGTCCATAACGTCGAGGAACAACCCTGACTCATACCAGTTACCGTTCGAACCAGCACGGACCACGACCGAGTAACGAGAGTTGGCTCCACCGGGAGTGGACGCCACTTGGAAGACTGCTCGACCAGAAGCGTGATAGTTGTTCAGGTTCGTGGCAACTTCCTGCGTTGCAGTGGCGTTGGCAGAGTCGGCACTGATACGAGCAGTTCGCTCGGTCACCACAGCGGCAGCAGCGTTGTTCGCTACCGTTGAGACAGATGAGACAGTCGTTGCCAAGCCTTCCACGGCTGTGCTACGGGCCTGCTCTTCGGTCTGGATACGGCTGGTGATCGTGTCACGATCAGTCGTCGCGGTTGCGATCACGTTGGTGATGCGAACGCCCAGAGCCTCGTCCTGTGTAGCACGAGCGGTTTCTTCCAGCGTGATCAGGGCACGAGTGTCAGTTGTCTCGGTGTCCATCGCCGCTTCGAACTCGGTGATGCGGTTCGAGATAGAGATGTCAGCGTTCTCAAGAACGTTAATCTCTTCGCTGAAACGAGTGTTGGTACGCTCGACGGTACGCTTGAGGCTATCACGCTGAGCCCAGTCGGCAATCCCCTGACGGGCAATGATGATCGAGTTCTCAGTCAGACGCTCGTCAAGGCTGCGAAGGTTCGCAGCAAGACCAGCACCGCCGTCATCGGTGATGTAACCGATTGGGCCGTCAAAGATATCCTCGAACTGAGACAAGTCAATCGTCTCAGTCGTGAACATCAGAGGGTTCGAGACCAAGTAGTCAGTCGGATTGAAGTTATCGAACACTGCCAGACGAGCGTAGTAGACTGTACCGGGCAGACCGATGAACGTGTAGTTGTTACCACCACCCTCGTAGTACAGGGTCAGACCATTCATAGGAACTGCTGGATCGGGACTGATCCACAGCTTGGCTCCAGCATAGTCAATGATACCAGTGGTGATCCACTGCAGCACAGCCGAGTTGATGCCACCAACGGCTAGCGGCGCAACGGCTGGTGGTGGTGGGTTGTTAACTGTGATGTTGTAGAACGTCGAGACGTTCCCGTACTGATCACGGCTAGCAGCACCAATGGTAAAGGCACGAACGGCTGTGCCACCATGGTCGGTACGGTTGTTGTCATAGGCGTAGGTGAACTGGGTATCACGAGTGAAGTACTGAGCCATGAGCAAGCCGCTTTGGGCATCAGAGATACGGATCACATAGTCGCGGTGGGTTGGCTCAGTGATAGCTGACCATGCGAACGTTGGCGAACGGCGGGCGTACTCGAAGGGCAGAAGCTCATCGACCAGATGCAGATCGGTAACGCGGGTTGGGTCCTTGATGTCACCGATGAAACGATGCTCAATCGAGGTCGGCACAGAGTCCGACATCGCCCCAGACACTGGGCTGATAGCGATGATCGAGAACAGGTACTCACCCGGTGGGACCGAGTTGAACTCGTATGACAGGCTGTGGGTCTCGGCAAGGATCGAGGTTGGACCATCGTCGCGAGACATCAGGATGCGATAACGCGATACTGTCTTGGTAGGGCTTGGGTCCCAATCGATCAGTAGGTTGTAAACCTTGTCGCCACCAACGAAGGTGTTGAACGGACGAAGACGAACTGCAGGAACTGGATTAGGACGACCACCTGTCTCAAGGTCATAGACCAGTGGTGGCTCAATCTCATTGGTGAGACCGTCAACATATGGCCACTTCTGGCGGTTGACTTCGATAGCCTGAATCTCAACCTTGTCTGGATCACCTTCAATCTCATCGATGCGGGTGATACGGAAAGGAAGCGGAGCCGCCTTGTCGTCAGAAGTGGAGACGCTGAATACAGCATTCTCTGGTAGCCCCGCTGGCAGGTTCTGAACTGTGGTTAGGGTCGAGAAGATACCGTTGAGCCCTGCTGGCAGATCACGCTCAAGCAGCAGGAAGTTGTTCGAGGCTGTGCCATCTGGGACTTGGAAGATCAGCTTGTAGTTAGCCCCAGCCTCAAGCGAGATTGGATCACGCAGGGTGATGGTCTTTGCACCAGTAACTTCCTTGACACGTCCGCTCAGGCCACCGTTCATGTCCTCGTCAGAGATGAGGATGATGTCATATGGGACGTAGTAAAGCCCCATGCGGTTGGTCTTGAAGTTGACGATGGCTGTCTCACCGATACCGGTGGCTAGCTTGTAGCGGCCACGAGTGACGGCCTCACGGCGGGAGTTACATCCAACCGCGATGAAGTTGAGAGGGATACGACTGTACTTGTTGATGTGGTCCTGATCGAACACACGAACACGGTCCTCCTTGTATTGGAGGTCAGGGTTCTTGAACGTGACAGTGATGTCGTTGTATCGAGTTGTGGTATCGGTGAACGAATAAGTGAACACGCCTTCCAGCACGTTCTCTTTCGTGAAGATACCAGCCGCTGTTGTCGAGCGGTCGATACGGATGTTGGCCGAGCCGTTGCCGTCATCGAAGAAGCGTCCACCAAAGATACCGCAGATGAAGTCAATCGCTTCACGGCAGTTGCGGGGCGTGTCCAGCAGGAGGTTGAACGTGAAGCGTGGGTGACCCTCGGCGGTACGGGTATCGCACCACACACCGGCCTCGTACACGTCCCACTTGCTCAGCACGACAGGGTAGTATGAGTTCAGACCATAGCGGTCGTTCTCAACAAGGTCGTTGACGATGAAGGCTGGGTTGTTGGAGTAGGCAATCTTCCACGTTCCGTCCCACATACCAGCGAAGGTACGCGCTACTGGATCGTAGTTAGATGGCACCTTGACGGTACGACCCTTGTAGATACCAGAGAACTGTGGGATAGATGAGAACTGCTCAGACGCACGAGCCGTCGCCTGCACAGTGGCAAGGCCGGGGAACGTCATAGGCTTCGTCGTGATTTCCTGAAAGCTCTCCCACGTCACGTCGAAGAACTCTTCGCTCGTGTTGTTCGGGCTTGTCTTGGTCAGACGGAACTGATAGGTGTCATCGGAAATGTTGTCGATTGGGAAGCGGAACTCGATCACCGTTGCAGTCGAGGTCTTGCCTCGGATGCTCACTTCACCAGCGTTGACGCCAATAGATGAGTTACCGAAGTTACCGGGCTGCAGGGAGGTTCCAGCAAAAATCCAAGACGATCCATTCCAGAGCATGATCTGGTTGGTGTTGGTGTTCAGCCAGAAGTCGCCCTGAGTCTGACCAGTGATTGGTCCACCAGAGACGAACAGACGAGTGGTCTGGTTTGACTTCCAAGCTGATGACTCAGGCCATGACCAGATGCCACCAGAGAAGCTGGCTCCACCAATAGCGGCCCATGATGAACCGTTCTGGCGATAGGGCTTGTTGTTGTCGTTCGAATCAAACCACAGGGCTCCCTCTTCACCAACGGCAACGGGTGGAGCATCGGCCTGACGATAAACCTGACGGTCACCGGGAGTTGGTGAGACACGAGCAGATGACTTGACCTTACGGAAGATCGAAGTCGAGCCGCTTTCGGATGTGACAGGGAGTGGGTTATAGCCAGCGGTCTGAACAAGGTTCCACTGAGTGGCATTGGTTTTCTTGTACTCGATCCGAACCTTACCGGTGTGGTTAAAGTTTCCCTTGTCGTTCTGCTTGAGCAGACGATTGACCACAAGGCGGATGTCAACGTAATCGATATTGAAGTGGCTGGCCTGACGTGTTACAGGAACACCACTACCTAGCTCGGTATTAACGCCAGTGGATGACGAGAAGCCACCCATGCGTGGAACGATTGTCTCGCCCAGTTCCGAACCCTTACGCATAACGAGTTCGAAGGAGTCGAAGTTGTCGTCACCGTTGTTGTTTCGCATTGGCGTGTCGCCAATAAGAAACGACTTGGGGCCGTCCGCGAGTCCTTCAATCGGACCCTCGGAGACCCCAAGCACAACTTCAACAATGTCTGTTGAGAAAAGGTTGTCATCAGTGTTGGTAGGAGTAGCTGGGCCACCAGCACCTGAGAACGTTTTCAACATTATGTGGATGACTTACCTTGTTTGAATCGACCTCTCATCCATGCAAGACGTTCAGCCGCTTCGAGGGGGTCGAACTCCCAACGGATGAAGTTAATCTCAGATGTGGCATATGGGTCGATCAATGCTACTGGACAGTTATATAGGTCTTTTGGCTCAAGGTTCAATTCTTCCGCATAGCGGTCGATCTTCTTGTAGCTTGCGACCTGTAGAGCATGCCACATCAATTCGTTACCATCATGCCAACCATGGGCATAACCGGAAGTATGAATGTGACCAGCGACGTAGATGTTGTGTGTGCCATCAAGCTGTGCTTTCTTGGCTGCACCATATACTTCACTCCACATGGACTTGCCAGCGAAGCCGTGGACGGCGTAGATTTTGAGGTCACGACCGTTGGGGAACTTGAGCCCCATACGAATCTTGGACTCTTTCTTGATCGCAGCACCCGAACCTAGGATGGCATTGATGAGGTTATTGCCTCCATTCCAAACATCGTGATTCCCGTGAATATAGAATAGCCAGCGGACACGAGTGAGAAATTCGGTAACAATGACACGCGCTTCAGCGGCGGAGGTAGATTGCTCAGACCATAGCCGAGCCAGACCACCAACCCAGTTATTTGCAGCGTCACCAATACAACCCGCGAAAAGTCCTTCATGCCGTCCATCAAAGAGATCGACATGAGAGAAAAGTTGCTCCAGATCAGTGCCATCGTCATCAACGTGAGGATCGCCCATAAAACCCAGTCCAATAGGACCGTCAATTCGTACATTAACGGGAATGATTTTCTCTCGAAGGAAGGCACTTTCCTTCTCCTTGTACTGGGCAATGCGGCGTTGGATGAGGGCTTGGGCGTCAGGCTGATGCTGAGTACCACCGGGGAGGCCAATGTCATAGTCTTCTGAGGGAGCCGGGGCTGGCTCTTCCTGCCAACGCTTGAACATGTTGCGGATGCCAGACTCGGAGATGTCGAAACCAAGTTCACGAAGGGCACGAGCGGCTGGACGGAAGCCGTCCATTGCCTTGACAGTCTGTTTGATTAGGGATTCATCAGGTCTAGTGGTCATTTATTTGCTCCCACCGGAGGTTTTAGCAGCCCCAGTGAATTGTTGTGCGTTGATATCGAACGATAGATAATGCCCATAGACCCGATCCTCGCCGTAGAGGATAGGGATACGAGTACCAATCTGAACGGTGTTGCCCGGTGTGCCGAGGTAACGGTTCTTGACCTGCTCGTCTTTGTCGTTCTCTGGTTGTGGCGCAAGCAACTGACTTAGACCCCCCAGCACCAGCATCATACCGACCTTCATAGCAATGCCTGCTGCGAACGTACCGATGCCGGGAATGAAGGACGCACCAACGAGTGCGACTCCTGCTAGGATTTGGATGAAAGCGTTGTTGGCCTTACCCCCGTTGAGTTGAGGGGTAACGTGGATCGTCTGGTTCTCTTCCAGATCGAGGTAAAGGGATTCTTCGGTCTCATAGCCTACGACCTTGACGCGGGCCTTGCCAGTAGTTGGTGATGGCTGGAAACCGGGTAGCTGACGGCTAACCGCTTCGATAGCTTCGAATACGTTCTTGGCCTCGACCTTGATCGGACCATCGTGGAATGCAGCGAAGCGACCGTGTAGGATAACCTCAATCAATTAGAACGTCTCCGTCTCGTACGATGTACTTGCTGACACCGTTGTTACCGACGATGTAGTGGTCCCACTCGGGCCAGTTCAGGAAGGTCTCCATGTCACCCACAGACAGGTTCGAATCCTTCTTGGGGTGAGTATGCCACGAGCCAATGGCAGTGGTCTCATACTTTAGGATGTCCTCGCCTGACACATCGAAGCTTTCGTCGGGCTTGGCAGACGTGTTCTCTACCTCGACCAGCTTGCCGTTAGGCAGGATGAAGCCAACGTGTTCGACTTCTTCGTCATACTTCTTCAGGAGGCTGGTGATTATCCGCGATTGTGGCATCGATCTTCCGACGTATGGATGGAGGAATAACTGTGGTGATGTCCACTAGCTCTTGAACCTGTTCAATGACAACATCCTTATGTCGTAGAACAGCAGTGGTATTGTTTCTCCAAACGCCCCGGTAAGGGTCAACGCTTGAAAGTCTGTTCGTAAAGTGGTGCAGTATGTTCCCGTTTTCAACCAAGATCGCCGCATGATTTGGGAAGCTGGACATGTAAGAGATCAGCATCACATCACCCATCTGGTACTCCGAGGGGTGAACATCAAGGATACGGAAGCCGTGTTTGTAGTAACGATCCATGTAGAAGTTCAGATCGGCTTCCCAGAAGTTCGTTGGCCGAGCATAGTTCGGCATCACGATGTCGAAATTCTGGGCAAAGAAATCCCGCACGATGGAGAAGCAGTCTACTCGACCGGGGACATACTCACGTCCGACTAGGTTCTGATATTCGATCATAGGGAAACCATTGGGAACTCAGGGGGGATGTACATGCGAACAGGAATCTGAAAGCCGGGGCCTTCGGTCATGTTCCGCAACTCAAGGCTGATGGACTGACCTGCTACCAGATCGACCACTCGCCCGACATACCACATACGCTGCTCGAAGATGTTGGCGTTGGAGTCGATGTGCTGACGCAGCACTCGCTTGCGAGTCACGATAGCCAAGTCCAGATCACCAGCACGAGCAGGCATGTTAAACACGCCGAACGGGTTCATGATACGCAAAGAGGAACGAGACTCTTCACCGTCAGCCAGCCGGGTGTCGCCTGTAAGCTGACAGGCTAGGCCCTCATACTCGTTACCACGCCACAGCACGGTGTCGTTGTTCTTGAAACGGAAGGTGACCGGCTTGTTCTTGAGGGTGATCTGATATAGATCGACCTGAGCATCAGCAGCGGTAAGCTTCTGAGACTCTTGGATGTGGGTTAGTGGGATGTTACTCATGGCTGCAGTTTCAGCTTCATTGAAAAGGACTCAACACGCCCGCCGCCATTCTCAGCAATCTTGTACTTGAGAGGCTCAGAGAAGCGGACCTTGAGTAGACCTTGAGTCTGGTGGGGATACCAGAACTTGCCATACATCTTGTGTCTGTTATAGAACTCTTCAAGCCGTCCCATGTTCATCTTAGGATTTTTGTTGACATCCAGCTTAGCGTCGCTCAGGTCAGTAAAGAACCACATAGCCTTGAAGTTAAGGATGTACTCGATCTGATCAGGGGCTCGGGGCTTGGACGTGAACTCATAGCCACCACCAAAGGAGATAGCCGCACCACTGTCTGGATAGTTTACTTCCAAGATGTGGTACGGGAATGCGAAAGTTTCCATTACATTGCGCCCATGTTAACTTGTTGGATCAACTGCTTGATGCTGCCACGACGCTGGATGTTATCAGCGATAGTAGCGATCACATCGTTTGGACCCATCTGTGGAACCTGATCTGGGCTCACCACCCAGACGTTGACCTGACCAGCACCGGCTGGGTTGTCATTGGCTGGCAACGCTGGGCTCGTTCCCTCAGACATTGAGGTAGCGCCCATGTTGTTGATGTTCTCAAGGGCACCCTGACCGATAGAGGCCACCGCTGAGCGACGTAGGATCATCTCACCGGGCATAACCTTACGAAGCACAGAGTCACGGTTAGAGATGCCGGGGACGATCTCGCCCACGGCAGCACCACGGATGTAGTCACCGTTGGCAGCAGGAGCCGCACCGGGAGCCACAACACCCAGCAGGTTACCGATCCAGTCACCGATACCGCCGCCGCCCTTGCTGCCATCACCCATCAGCGCCATGACAACCTGCATCGCAAGAGCCTTGGCAATCATCTGCATGAAGCCGTCGATAACCGACAGAGCGAACTTAGAGAAGGCTTCGCCAGCCGACATCGTTCCTTTGGCAAGGTCCATGAACAGGGTCGAGAAGCCGGTTGATAGGGTGTCAAGCACCTGACCCCATGAGTTCTCAACCTGCTTTGCCAGCGGGATCATCTTGCCAGTCTCGTCAAGGATGCCGTTCTGCATTGCCCAAGCTTGGGTTGCAGAGTCGATGGCAGACTTGACCGATGGTCCCTGCTGGGCAGTGATCGCGTCAGTAGCATTCTTTCCCTGCTGCAGTGCAGTCACACGCTCAAGAGCGTTAGCCTGTTCCTGAGACCAGTATGAAGCTTCTGCCGAACCGGCACCGAAGGACTTCTCAGCCTCGGCCAGACTCGCGCTGGTCGATGCAAGAATTTGCTGGGCTGCATTAAGCTGCTCAACAGCAACCTTACGCTCTTCAAGACGAACGTTGCTTTCCAGTCCAAGGATGTCAGCTTCTGTGAACTTGCTGGCATTCTCTGGAGTCTGTGCAGCAGCAAGAGCAGCCTTGGCATTCTCAAGCGGCTCGTTGATCTTGTCTTCCATAGCATCCCAGACATCGCCCAGCAATGCGCTGACGGCTTGGTTCTGGTCGGCACGGATACCCTTAAGCATGTCCTCGCGCTGAGTTGCTACGCCAACATCGTCGGCAGCAGCATCAACGTTCTCAGCCTCAAACTTCTTGATGCTCTCATCGATGATGATAGCATACTGCTCATTGACCGACGCGATCATACGCTTGATCGCCTCTGGGTCGGTAGAGATACCGGCCTGAGTGTTGATGGTCTGAATCTGCTGACGGCTATTGCCGATTGCAGCGTTGGCGTCATCGACCGCAGCCTTGCGGGTCGAAGCTGCAACAACCTTATCTTCCTTGTTCTCAAGGTCCACAGCGTCCTGAGCCTGTGTCGAATAGTCCACACCAGCAAGGGTGTTGGCATAGTCGATACGAGCCTGATGCTGACCCAGACGTGGGTCGGCACTTGGGATTTCGTACTTCTTACGGATCACGTCTGCAGCCTCGGCAGCAGTCGTTGTCTGCATCAGAGCATCGTAAGCAGTCTTGTGGGTAGTACGGAACTCTTCAAGAATGAACGATAGCTGTGTGCCAAGGTCCTTAACGTCACCACCAGCGAAGTTACGCAGGTTGGTCTGACGATCACCACGCCACTGGGCAACACCGTAGGCTGTACCATGGTCACCCACAGCATCAGTACGTAGGTTGGACTCAGGGATCAGGTTACCAACGATACCAGCGGCTTGGTTCTTGGTCATGCCCTTGCCCATGAAGAACTCCATAGCGAAGTTCGCAGGGTCGGCTACCTTGCCGCTGATTTCACGAGTGCCACCAAGGTTCAGGCTACCAGACTGAATATCAATCGAGTTGGCCTCGTTCTGTAGGGTATCAAGACCCTGCTGCAGAAGACGGAACTTCTCCTTGAGAGCATCCATTGCTGGGCCGGGACGAACCTTAGCCATTTCAGCCAGCACTTCGGCCAGCTTGTCGCTGATGGCTTTGATTTCGTCGTCGGTCTGCTGCTTAAGCTGACGCAGGACTTCCTCTTGCAGAGCCATACGGCGATTGGCAATGTCATCCATCGCCTGCTGCTCTTCAAGATTCAACTGGCGCTGAGCCTCGGTACGCTCGAACTCAAGGTCAAGGATTTCCGATGGATCATCGGTCGCCCCAACCTTGGCGTCATAAATCTTGTCTAGAATTTCTGAACGCTGATCCATCTTGATACGAACGAACTCTTCGAGAGCATTCAGATCATCGCGGTTCTTAGCACGACCAATGGTACGAGTCATGGTCTGCATCTGCTGGTCAGCAGTCTTGGCTTCACGCTCTAGGCGCTCAGCTTCGAACTTCTGGAACAACTGGTTCTCGTTGTCGGTGCGAGTAGAGATGCGGGCACCCAGAGAAGTCAGGCGATCCTGATCCTGCTGCATGACACCCTTAACGTCCTCAAGGGTGATGGAACCGTCGCTCTCGTCAACGATCTTCTGAGCGATGGCATCCATCTCTTCCTGAAGAGCTACGAGACGAGCCTGATATGCGGCCTCAACCTTAGAGAAGGCTTCGGCAATCTCTTCCTGTGTCTGACCTCGGGTATCCAGAGCAGCCTGACGCATAGCCTCGCTGCTATCGTCTTCGATGCTCTGCATCTCATCACGAACGCCAGCGAACTCAGGTGTTGCACGAACCTTGGCATCGATCAGGTTCAGGTTCTGAATACGGTTGTCACCAGCTAGCTGCTCCTGCTGGATACGAATATCCACGAACGGAGCAAGCAACTCCTTGAGTCTTTCAAGCAGAGCGATCTGCTGAGGAATATCACGAAGGGTTTCTTTCTCTTCCTCAGTCAGTGGACGAGTAATTCCTCGTGCTTCTATTTCTGCTCTGTCAGCACTCAGGCCACTGATCTTGGCATCAAGGGTTGATGGCAAGGCTGAAACATCACTAACGTCTTCAGGCAGTTCAGCCTTGTTACGAATGATGTTGGCAATGTTCTGAACCTCAGGACCGAACACACGGTTGTATGCATAGTCCAAGAACTCTTCTGGGTCAAGTCCAACGCCGGGGAGCATTGAAGGCTTCTCACCAACAAGGTACGACAGTGGATCGATGCTGCCCTGCAGCATGTTGTCCGTGTTCATCGTAGTTTCTTGTTCACGAATCTTAAGCAGGGAAATCTGCTCGTTGTTCGCGTCGATGATCTGCTGGAACTGAGTCTCAAGGGCAGTGAACTGCACCCCAGCCAGAGTATTCAAGCTGCCGATAAGCTCATCCACTGATGTCTTGGTTGTGTCAACTTCGCCAGCGATCTCCTTGAACGCCTGCTGAACTTCACGCATCTTGTTGGCCCGCATGATCGGGTCTTTATCAAGAGCGGCCTTCTGGCGAATCAGGTTCGAGATAGTCTGGTTGATAGCCTCAATCTCAGTGACCGCTGTGTCAGCGTCACCCTTAAGCTGATTGATACGTCCACCCATCGCATCGATACGATCTGTGGTATCAACGGTAGCATCACCAAGGCTGGTGATTGCGACGGCAGCAGCGGCCACCACACCGAGCAACAGCACGATAGGATGACGGGC